TGGGCAGTAGTGTCACATTGAGTAAGGTTTGTGGGAATAGTCACCCCCTCTAGTGCGTCTTTAAATTCTGTGCTTGAAATAAAATTAAGTAAAGTGTTGTAGTTTTGTTGAAGAATACAAGAAAAGTTTACAGTGAAATCTGCTTGAGTTGTACTCGGAGCACCAGCTCCACTAAAGCTATCGTGACGTACTCTAAAGCCCATAGAAAATTCTGCACCTTGTACTAAATTAGAAGCGATAGATGTACAGTCTATTTCTATTTTAGAGTTAGCGATTGAAGGACTTGAGAGTGGGTCTATAGTATAAGTTTGAGCAGCATAAGTAATAGGTAACTCACTAGACTCAAAATTGGTGCTCTGTAAATCTGCAACATATTGAATCTCACACTTGTCTCCATCACTATCCACTACATCATACCCATCCACATAATTACCATACATTAGTCTATTACCCATAAGTGTTTGAGCTTGAGCCTTACGAGGTACATTATCAAAGGTTCTTAAAATCTCTCCACTACCCAACGTGGTGTATATTTTTCTATTTGAAAAAACAATATCCTGCGTTATGTTGTCCCCCCATCCTAGTTCTTCCTTATCAAACTTTTCAATAACACTTATAACAGACTGATTAGAAAGCTTAAATACTACATCAATACCACTCACCTTTGCCCCACCAGTATTGAAATAAACTTGAGCAGCGTTAAACTCATTAACCATACCTTCATTTTGATATGTATCAATACTTAAAGAAAACTCTTTTGGGTCAAAGGCTATCTCAGAAAACTGTGATAACGCTGAATATTCACCATCAACATATTTATACCTATAGGCAAATGATATAAATCTAGTATCCATATAATTTTCTCCCCCAGGTATTTTTAATAAAGTTACTACGGGAGACTCTGATGGTGGTTTAACAATAACTAACAAGTCAGCAACACTAGGCTCGTTATATACAGTCTTAGTATTGATACGCATGGGCTGATTGTTGTTGTCTGTGAAAAACAATAAGCCATCAATAAATGTCATCGCATTTACTCGATAAGTCGAACTAAAGTTTAATGCAGTATTTACACCACCGCCATCGTTTGTAGATATAACATGATATATAAGTACATCATTGGTTACATCATAAGATACAATCATATCCACCTTGTTCGTGGTAGGGCTTTGGGCATTCGCAGGATCGTGAACACACCAATATATTGTGTCGTTCTCTGTATCATCTAAAGACCCTATGCATATCGCACTAGGTGATAAATCTTGATTTTGATATTGCAAGGTTGCAATTACTTCATTACCCTTGGCATTTTCAATTGCACCAATCTCGCTCTCTTCAGTAGAACCCAGTCTAATGTTCATAGCGTCAACGTACTCGCCTTGAGGCAAGAGTCTTTCGTCAACACTTTTGTTCATGCGACCCTTAATAAAACTGCTTAATAACTTCATATTACTTTATCCACTTGGCTTGCCCTCGCAGATTCATTAACAATCTACCTGGGTGAATATTACTCAATCTTAATTTAGCATTTCTCAATAACGCAGCCTTTTCTTTTCGTGCTCTATTTACAATATACTCCTGAACTCCTAACCTATTGTTTAGTATTTCATATTTAATGTATGCGTATACATAGCTTTCAAATAATTTGTTTACTGTAACTAATGAATCATCACCATTGTACAAACCATCACTTACATATTCTAATACACATTTTTCCCCAGCCATGCCTGAACTAAAGTTAATTACACCGCCTTTAGGATCTATCTTAAAAGTAGGATTGATGTTAGCTGTTTCTGTATTAAGACCATATCTTGCTCCAATAGCATAATCAAAATACCAATGGCCATCACAACAATAACCCAACATTCCATCAAACTGATTATTTTCATTAAGATATATACTTTTCTTTTGATTTGTTATTCTGTCAAAGTCTAAATCAGAATACTCTGGCTTTAGCACATTACCATCTTGATCAAACAATATTTTACAATTATTATCTTGTAAATACGCTCCGCTATAATTAGTTTGAATGTTCTCAGTTAAAGGCATAAGCAGGTTGTCCTTGTACATGGATATTCTCACCCAGTTCACATAGTCAGGAGGCAAGACAAAACGAAGATTGTCACAAACATCTAGCTCTAAAATCTTAATCTCTTTGAATGCATCATAGTTTAGTTCTTGAACAGCTCTCTTGGCATGAAACAAAATAGGATACCGACTCTTACTATTAACTAAATTAGAATTACCATTATACATTAATTGAAAATTATTTACAATATCCATCAATGATACATATTGGTAAGAGCCCCAATTAGCGTCTTCAGGAGTTGCTCCTCCATTTTCATAATACTGATATGCTGTTATATAAGCCATAATAATTATTTTTCTGCTGCGTTCTCTTCCATATCTTCCTTGCTAGCCGCCTCATATATTGCTAACTCTCGGATAGATAATCCTGCATATTCTAAAATCCTTAAAACCAATGAAGGTTCATCTGAAGATGGCAACTCAAAGTCCTGATAGTCTACTGCCGTTGAATCAAATAATGGTTCTCCTGTTGCACCTGGCACACTTGAGAATGTCCATTTAGGATCAAGAGGGTATCGGATATATTGACACACCACATCTCCTTGAGTATTTATTGTGGTTGGATATGCAGTAACTAAACCGCCTTGTAGCGTATATGCCGGGAACAATTCACTAGGTGCAGTTATAGGCGAGTTTTGAAGCAACAATATTTTACTTTGAGAAACTCTCTCCATTATTTTTAAAGACACCGCAGGGACTGATTGAGAATCGTACCTCAACTGATTTAATAAATAATAATCTGTTGGAACTGCAAAAGTGTTTGTCGCTCCCTGAACTGTTAAATCAACTGTAGTAGAAAATGTATCAATAACCTCTTCATAACCTTGCGTAATGTTTGCATAACCAACTCCAGACTGCCTAGCGTTTTCTTTATTTATTTGATAATTATAATTATAAAAATAATTCTCAAACAAGTCTAGCTGTGCTTGTTTGGCAAACAAGTTAAAATCCGCAGGAGATATATATCCATAATTATTTTTATTTAATACTGAAAGTACGGTATTCCTTACTGAGTTAATCATCTTTCTTCTTTACACAAAGATAATCAAAAAAAAAAAGGGACTCAAATTTAAGTCCCTTCTTGTTGAATTATGAATATACACAATCAAACTTTCGTTATGAGGATAACAAACATATGAATTATTTTTTAATTATCCTAACTAATCTTCAATACTTTCCAAATGTTTCTCTAACATTTTCAAAGTTGGTAGACCATCATCGGTCTTTAAGTAGTTGGCAACCGCATAATTCTTGTCCTCACCAACTGGTAAAGTAAGAAGTTTAGTTTTGTTTTTGGGAAGATTGATGTATACATCTCTATTCTTATTCCGTAATCTTAAAATGGTTTCATCAAAACACCTAGCAATTACATCCTGTACTTTTAAACTAGGGTCTTGTATAGCCATTAAAAAATCTTCAGGATAATTTCTAGCGAACACTAAAACATCTCTTTTGATTTCAGCAGTGCTTATAGTGTCAACTTTAAGTCCTAACTGAACTCTAGCGATACTTAACATTGTGGACAAGTTTAGTTCTTTAGCTTTAATTAAAGCGTCTACTTCCATGCTTAATACCTCAACATCTTCTTTCGCATCCCTTTCATTGTCTAACAACGTGAAACTCTTGTTAAACCCTGGGTGATACATTAAAAACTGCTGTAAAGCAGGATTTGTTTTTGGAACGAATAACGATCCATCTTCAAAGATAATAGGTTCTAATACCAATTGTCCATCTTGCTCGTCTTCAAAAGGTGACTTCTGATTTTTTGCATATCGTAAGGCTCTGTTTTGTTCGCCATCCCAATGCATTAGAGGATTACTCTGGGTGTTTCGTGAGTTCAACATAAAACTCAACGGTGGATTTTCTTGATTCAAGACAAATACCATGTCTTTGGGTGTAGTAATATTTTTTTTCATTGTATTAAATTTAATTTTTAAAAAAAGGGGAGGCGAACCTCCCCTTAGTGTGTCTTATATTATCCTTGGAATAATACAAAGTTGTTCGCTCCCATGACACAAACAGCTCTTTCAGAAAGGAAGTTAACTTCCATTGCATCTAGAGAAGATGTTCTTGCACCACCAGCAGAACCAGTAATCCAAGTTTTATATCTTCGGTCTTCAGTTTGTGAAGCTCGGTAACGTACATGAAGGAATGGACGCTTGGCATTTTTTCCTAATACTTGATCGTAAACACTAGTTGAACCAGCAGGAACTAAAAGCCCGCTTATTTTTCCACCAATCAAACCACCACGCATTGTTGGGTCGTTTAAGTATTTCCAATCAGACTTGTAAAAGTCATAACCTCTTCGGAATCCTGTGAATCCAAGGTTAAGTGCCATCTCTTCGTCATTGTCAAACAATCCGTAAGATGTACCACCTGCACCATAAGAGTTCTGAGCAGCCAACATATCGTCAATTGCAAATCCAAAGTCTCTGTTAAGGAAAATTACATTTTCTTCGATTGCACCTTGTTTGTCAAGTCGTGAAATGATAGCATCAAAATCAGCTAACGCTACAGGGAAACCACCATTCCAAACATTACCTCTTGCACCTACGGCACTAAAGATTCCTTCTGAACCAACAAATCCAGCAGCGGCAGCACCACCAGCACCAGCAGCAGGAACTGCTTCAATCATTGCAGTCTCAAGCATATCATCGAAACGTAATCTTGTTTCGTGCTCAGACTTCAAGTACCAAAGGTATCCATTTGCTCCATTCTCAGTTGTAACTTCAACCCATCCAATCTGTGCCATATCGGAACCATTGACAGCATAAGTGTCTTTAAGAATGATAGGATTGTTAGATAAGAAAAGATCATCAGATTCTAATGAACCTTCCATTCCAGGAGTTCCTTTCTTGAATTCAGAACCATATGCAAACATAGAAACTGTACTTGCAGCAGCGTAACCAGCCTGAGTAGCTTCGTAGTATGCGATTGTGAACTCGTTAGGTGCTCCCACACCTACTGTAGTAACAATTGCTTTGTTAGAGAATGCTGAACCAGCAGTTTCATCTGAAAGAAAAACTGTTTGACCAACACGAACAGCAATTGAACCTGTCCCTGGGTTTAACTGAGCAAGGGGAACTGTAACTGTTTGAACTGTTTCAGCTCCAGTATAAGTAGCTAATGTACACTCAGTATACTTTGTGTGTAAGCGTCCTTGTTCTGCCCACTTGATGAGGTCAGAATTGGATGGCATCTCTGCCCCAACCATTCTTAAAAATCCAGATATGGTACGATTACCATATCGCTCAAACTCTTTCTCGTAAGTATCAGGAAGATACTGATTCAAGAAGTCAAAGTTTGTAATATAATTGGTAGACAATGCTACCTGTTCTGCTGACGGTTGCAATGCAACTCCACCAGCGACTAAACTTCCAGCCATTTTTTTAAATGCCTCCTATTTTATTCAGAGGTCTTTATTAATTAGTTATTTTTTCTTGATCTTATTTTTAATCCCCTCCCAGATGTAGTGTTTAAGGATCGTATTTGCGTCCCTCCCTTGTTTGTTGTCTCAGGTGTTGAACGCACAGAATCAAAGTTTATGTTCTTTGATTTCTTTGCGGATTCGGTAACTGAGTCAGCTTTGCCTTGCTCATAAAAAAACTTGGCAAACTTGTCAGGGTTCATCGCAATCGATAATGCACGATGGTATCCGTTGGCATCTTTCATCATTCCAGAATCATCTAAAAACTTGCTTATGAAGTTATTTACATCAAGCTGATTCTTTTTTAATTCAGACACTTCAGCAGGTGAGTATGTGAGTTGCTTATCACCAATCTTGAAATCAAAACCTTTGAAATCATTGTTGAACAGTTCCTCGGTTTTATTTACAAACCATTTTGATTTTCTCTCCGCTTCTTCTTGATACGTTTTTGCATCATCTATATACTTTTTATATGCCTCCAGCTCTTCTTGGTTTTGTGGAGAAACTGCTTCCTCTCTAGACTCTAGGGGTACAGAATACTTCTCTTTAAATTCCTTAAAGAAACTTTTGGCTTTCGAAAGTTCTTTTTTCTTAGCAATACTTTTCTTTTTGATTTCATCCTCTTCATCGAGTTCTGAATCGTAACCAAACTTATTTTGAATTAGATAGTCAATATCCTCATTGTCTAACTCTGATTCAGTTTGCTTATAGTATTCCTTTAAAAGTTCATTAGAGTCGAGGTCATCATAATTTTTGTTAGCGTTAACAAAATCATTAATACCCCTACCCGTTTCTTTTTTAAACTTAAGATAGGTAGCTACATCTTCAGGTAATTCTTCTGAAGATTCTCGCTCTACCATTAAATCATCAAATGAATTAATGTCTTTACCATATCTTTTTCCAATATATGAAAGAACGTCTTCCTCTTTTAACTCTGAGGATTGAGTTTGTGTTTCACCTTCCGGCTGTAAGTCTTCTTGCTCTTGTGTGGGGGTGGTACTCTCAGGGCTAACTGCCACTGTTGATTGCTCATCTCCACTTCCTTCAAATTGACTTTCATGCTTGTCAAGTAATTCTTGTTCAACTTCTTGAACAGACTTTTCTTCATTATCTAATGCTCTTACTTTAATTTCCATTTAATTTAATTTTTACAAAGTTACAATAAAAATATTATCTCTATCTAGGGTTAAATTCAGCCAAATCAAAACCATCTAAAGAGTCTTCATTTGATTCAAAATTAATAGGAGGTAAATCTTTTTTTCTTTGATTAATAAGTTTAGATTGCTGAGTGTTTTGTTGGCTAATACGTTGAGACTTTGCATCCTCTCGTTGTAATTCCCTTTCTGCCAATCCTTTTTGGTCAACGCCTTTTATTTGCATTTGGAAATTAAACTCTCGTTGCATTAACTCAAATTTAAGCTGGGCTTCTTGATTCATTTTATCAATCTCAAAAGCAATCTCTGCCTGTTTTATTTGCATCTTAGACTGTGTCTCAGCTTCTAATTTTTGCATTGCTGTCTGTGCGGCCATTTGTTGTGACTGCATATTTATCTCTGCTTGTTGTTGCTGTGACTGCATAGCCATTTGTTGATCCTTCTCGGCTTTTTGTGTACGCTTAACTTTAAGCAACTGATTAGCTAACTTAATGTTTCGAAGCTCCCGGATGTCTATAGCATCTTCTAAGTTTATATCTCCTTTTGATAAAGCCATCTGAATGTTTTCTTCTAGCTTTTGTTTTTGTTCCTCATCAGGTGCGACATCAATAAATACACCAAAATCATATATATATAAGTCTTTAATTTCGTCTAGTATACCTACATTATATTTGCCTATTTGCATTGCAAACTCATCTTTAAAATCTGCATACTCTAACAAGTCAGATATCCTACAAGATAATCCTTCGGCTAAAGTGCGGGTAATATAAAGACTACCGTCTAATATATGACGAGTAGCGGTATTAGAATTTAATGCTGCTAACTTTTGAACTCCCACTAAAGCATTAGGATCAGGAGTAGAACCATCTCTGGCTTCATTGAGACCAGTAACATCACGAATCATACCTAAGTAGTGATTGTAGTTGCCAATCAATGCTGCCATTTTTGCTTGCCCTGAATTTGCTGTGAGCTGAGTAATAGGAACTCTTGCATTATTAAAATCACCATCTTGAGTATAACTTCTACCAATAACACTACCTGTCTGAAAATACATTCGTAGAGCATCTTCAGGATTATATGCCTGGCCTGTACCCAAGTCAACTTCATTTAAACCATCAGCATCTATAAAGACTCCATCGGGCACAACCTTAGAAATAACTTGTTGTAGTTTTAAATGAGTAACTTGAATTAAATCTGCAAAAGGAATCATTCTTTTAACTAATGACTCTATATTTCCTTTATACATTCTAGGAGCACAAGCTACATAGTTGGGCATTGCATATTGACTTGCAGACTTAGGTCGAACCATGTTCTCCATCATTTCCCAACGTAACAATATATTTGTACCCATTACCATTATACCTTCATACCACACTTCAATTTTCTTTTCGACTTTTTCAAAGTTGCCTTCCTCCATCATTTCTTTTGGTGGATTAAAAGTGTCATCCTTTTCAATTACACGATAACCTCCAGACTCTAATCGTTTCTTTTTATGAGTAAAAGTATTGGTAGTTTTATAATTAAAATACATCAATGTACAGGAATCTCTATAGAATATATCATCCTGATAAAACTGAGCAACATTATAATAATCATACCATGACTGGCTATACTTACTAATCTCATCCATTTGCTCATTAGTAATATCTGGGTCTATCTTTACTAGCTCAGTTATTGGAACAGTCTTTATCTCCCCCCAGTAAAAACAATCTTTAAAGTGTGGGTCTTCGGTATAACTATAAACAATATTTGCAGGGTCAACATACTCTACATCTATTCCTTGGCCTGGTAAGAACTGATGTTTTGTACACCCAATACCTAGGACTGTTAAATCATAGTCTACTCTTTTACGAATGTCTTGATAATGGTTCTCCTCTAACACTGTATTAATCGCTTGCTCTTCAGCTATCTCAATACCTGGTTTGTAATTAAGTTGCATATAAAGAGATAGTTCTTGATCGTTGTTAGGTAATTCTTGTGGATCAGTCATAAATGGGTCTATGCCAAATTCTTTTTGAATACCTTCAAGAATAGGTCGAGCTACCATGTCCGCTTCTACCATGTCTTGATATTGTGATCTTTTTTCTGCTGACAAAGCGTCTTGAGAATAAGCACGAACATGAAACAGTCTATCAGACATTCCATTAACAACAATATCTACAAATTTAGGTAGTATAGGAACAGGTGTCCAATCTAAATTAATGTAAGACAAATCACCATCTACGGCTATCTCATTTTTATATTTTGCTATTGACTGCTCTCCTCTTGCATATAGTCTAAGTCTATTAAACTCTGCCCATTGACTATAAAACCTACAATTTGTTCCATCTTTCTTGAACCATTCATATTGAATGGCTTGCCCAATTTGTAATCCGAACTCATCTGTTTTCTTCTCGGAGTCTGAAACAAACTGACTTGGAAATCCAGTAGGCGATATTTTTACCGTTACCTGTTTCATCTATTTCTTTAATTCGCTTATAGAACCTGTGTTACTATACCTTGCAAAGTTAATACTTATTTTTGACTCTGATTTTTGTGGTAAGTATACATGCTTTTGACACGCCATTATAGCCAAGCCTGAGCTGATAGTAGCATCGTATTTGGTTCTATTGTTAATATTAAATTTAGCCCAGTCTTCTAGGGTTCTAGTAAAATACATTGACCCCATTTCATCAGCATCTCTATAGGTGGATTCCATATCTATTCCTACATATTTTTCAATATAAGATTCAATTGCTGTAGCGTGAGCTTGCTTTACGTCCTCACTACTATTTGGTATACCACCGAGTTCTCGCTCTGTCTTAGATAGTTTCGATGCGTGCTTGTCAGGTCTATTCAAACAATATCCTCTATACCCTCGGTTTTTAAAATGGTATAATAATCTTGGTTTATTGTTTTCTACAAGTATTGGCATACCATAAAACACACAAGCCATTAAAACCTCTTCAAAGAATATCTCCGCGGTTTGAGGTCTAGCTATGTATTGTAAAAAAAATTCATTGGTTGGTGCTTCTTCCATGTGAAACTTTGTCAACCCATGTAATGCACCATTAGATCCACCACCCCCTACAGTTCCTGATATGTCATAAGAGTCACATCCGAATGCACCAAGGTGATCATTGCCCGGCAGCTTACGGCCTCCCTTAGATATAGTTCTATTTTGTAGACCTACACTTGGTAGCCAAGAAACTAAAAAACGACCTCTTTTGTCAGGACTCCAAACTACTTTAGTATCCTTCTCTCCATTCATCCACTTAAACGAACCTCTAGTTAAAAAATGTTCTTGAATTAAACTTTCATTATAATCTATCTGAGAATATATTTTAGTTAGATTAAATAATGACTGCTTGCTTTCATCTCTAAAAGCGTGAGATTCATTTCTAGGAAACTGCCGATAATACTCGTTCAATGCATCTGAGTCTTGTTTTAAAGAGTCAACTTCATTCTCCCAATAATCAATTGCACCTACATCTATTAACATGCCATCAATTCCTTCTACTGGATTCTTAGGTGTACGCAATACAGGGTTGCCATATTTGTCTATGAACCCTTCCATATTCCATTCCATAGGAATAAACAAACTATATAGCCCACTTTTTGTTTGGCCATTAGCATTGCGACTAGATACATTAGAATCGAGATATAAACTCTTGAAGTTTGAACCTCCTTTATCTAAGGCATTAGATGTAGACCCCATCATACACTTACCAATTACCTTGCTACCCAATCGTAAACAAGTTTTAGTAACCCTCCAATTGTTTAGAATGTTATCTGGCTTATCCCACTTACCACTCTCATCGTGAATTAATAGTTGTAACTTTTCACCATCATAGCTGTTATCAGAAGTGTTCTTCCAGTCTATTGTAGTATCCAGTCCTTCCATATCATTTTCATCTATAGTGGCCATATTCTTTTTAGTAATCTTAGATGCGGGGATTCTATAAGCTAGTTCAGTCTTTGGTTTATCCATTCCGTCTTGAATAGGTCTAAAGAAAAAAGGATAGTTGTTTGATATGGGAACTACCTTGTCGGTAAACATCTTCTTGGCATCACTACCTGTCTTTGATAATATTCCTATACGAGCATCTTTAGCAAGCGTACCAATATTAGTACATTCCTCGGAAGCCATAAAAGAAAATCCAGAACGTCTAATTTTTAAATAACAAATACCAAATGATCTATGGTCAGCTTTACACGCTTCCCAAAAAATATAAAATATTCTATTAGCTTCACGAAAGTCAGGGTATCCTACATCTATTTTTGTCCATTGGAGATACATATAGTGCGATCCCGTAATGTATGTAGGTTTACCGTTTCTCATAAACCAATGACATTGCTCCCTGCGATCAAACTCTCTTTCAATGTAATCTACCCATGCAGTCTTAAAAGCGTTGGGCATTTCATTCCATTGAAAAATAGATTTAATTTTAGATAATGGTTTGGGATATTCTTTTCTTTCCCAGTATTGATCTTTAGATATTTTGCTCCTAGTGGAAACATCTTTTGGAATCTTAGGCAATGCCACTAACAAACCACTAATTCTATATATCGGGCCTATCTCACCAGTTTTAGAAATTACTACAATGCCATACTTCTCATCATATCCATAACGCCACGATTTTGCTCTATTCTTATTTTTAAGAACAGTTTTAGGTATCAAATCAAATACCTCTGTGTATATCCTATGTAGCGTTTCGTTCTGCAAATCCTTGTTTAGATTCAATCACAGAGTCTTGTCCTGTGATTAACATTTCTTTTTCAGCTTCTATCCTAGTAAGTATTTCAAACGCATCAAATATAGCTAGCTTTTTTGTAGCAGCAGCATTCTTTAATCGGTCAGCAGCCAACTCGTCATCTGGGTCAGGCTTTATAATTTCTTCTTTAGCAACCTTGATGAGTTGCTTGACAGCTCTTTCTCCTGCCTCTATAATTTGTTTCTTTAACTCTACTACATTCATGTCTTAACACAAATCGCACTATTATACATTCGATATAATTTTTCTCCATCAATCTTAAACTCATATTCAGAGTCGGGCAAAAATCCCACTTCATCTCCCTCGTTCACTCCAAGTGAAGATAAGAATTTATTTCCATACTTAAT